CTGATAAGTCATTCTTCTTCATTGTCAGCTCTCCTCATCGTAAGTAGATCCGACTCGCTCTCCGACATACAATTCGATGCGGTCACGTCTGGGACTGTATGTCCTGTAAACGGTGTAATCATCACCATCTATGTTCAACCTGGTCTGTCCGGCATAATCACCGGAGTAGAGGACCAGACGGAACTCGGGGCGCAGTCCTGCCTGCTCTGCCTGATAAAACTCGGACTGAGAGATAGATTCACGGACCGCCGTAACCTTGTCGATGGACTTGGTCTTGATCGTCTGGCCAACGGCATCTCTTGAGAGCGTTTCAGTATATAAACCAACCTCAACGATCTCTCTCATGACTCTTCCTCCTCGTACTTCTTCATCTTGAGCATCGCCTTCTGATAGTCGTACCGCTCAAGAAGTTTCTGCTGTTCTTCGGTTGTCATCAGATCTCCAAACATCGCCTTGCAGTAAGTAAGGATGGCTTGAACCACTCCGGACGTAGCAGTTGCAGCCGTATATGGATTCCCTGAAGGGTCATTTATGTCAGATAACGACATATCCTCGAACGCAGCAGAGATGAGATCATCGATCTCGTCCTCTATTGCGCTGGATGCGTGGGTTATCCTCAATGCATTTATTACCTTTGTCTGCAACTGTGCATCGGTCATGGTCTTTCTCCTTGTGTCATTGAAAAGATAGCCCCACCCGAAGGTGGGGCTTGTGTGTCAGATTAAGATTCGCCTGCAACAACAAGTCTTGCAAGAGCAGCGGGCTTTGTTACGCCGATACCAGCCTTAACAGAACCAACAACCTTAACGAGATCCAGCTCAGCGAGTGAGTAAGGATCGGTGATGAGCTTAACGGACTGTCCGTCAACATAGTTGACTGTAACACCCTTAAGATCGCCAACGATTGCATAAACGTTGTCCTCTGTGGAAGCATCATCAAGACCCTCGTTGAAGATAACCTCAACGCCGTTGATGAAATACTTGGGAGCACCGTTCTCTGTAACTACGTCGTAGATAGGACGATCGTTGTTATCTGCAAGAGAAAGGAATCCGGAGAAGAATGTAGCTCTCTTCATGATAGCAACAGGTGTGTCGATGTCACCGAGGTTGCCAAGAGCTGCGAAGATGGAATCCCAACCGAGATTCTTGTCAACGTCAACAACAAGACCGCCTGCCTCTGCAACGATAGCAGCAACAACAGTGTCGTCGAGCTTCTTCATAACGCGGTATGTGATCTCGTCTACGATGTAGTTCATAAGATCAGCAGCGGACATGGCAAGAGCCTCGTCAGAGATCTTGATCCACTTCTTGATGGTCTCAGGGATGAGAGTGATGGTGCCAAGAGCCAGGGACTCTTCTGCAAGAGCAGGAGCACCTTCCTGATGTACGCCTGCATCGGAAGCGGAAGCCTCGTAGGGAACCTTAACGATGCCGGGAACGTTCAAGATGGAGCAGCGGGAAGCGAGTCCGAGCTTTGTCCAGTTTGTCTCGATCCTTGCCTGTACAGCTGTAGGAACAGGAGCTGTTCCAGAGTAAGTTGTAGCGAGCTCTGTTAAGAGAGCACGGCACTCCTTGTCGGAGCCTGTCTTCATGTAGTCAGCATAAGCTTCCATGTATTCAGCGGAGCTTCTGATCTCTTCTAATGTCTTCATGTGTCTTTCCTCCTTGACTGTGACTTCTGTGTCAATTTTTACGGTCTCGATCTCGCCCATGGCAACAGCAGCTCTTACTTCTGCTTCTTCCTTGGCAGTCTCGAGGATTTCGGCCTTTCTTGTCTCGAGTTCGTCCATCTTTGCGTTGAGCTCTGCAATCTGCTCGGCAGACTCAGCGGACTCGATCTGGGAACGAATCTCTTCAACTTCAGCCATGAATGTTTCTTTTTCCATGGTTTTAGTCCTCCATAGTAAGTAATCTTGCGCGGGCTTTCGCCTTTGCCTTTTCTATCTCCAAGCGTTTCTCTTCCATGAACTCCTCATGTGCCTTTGCAATCTCTCCGTCACAAACGGCGCGGACGCTTATAGATGTCTGGTCGTTAGCCGGCAGTGATACCGCCGACACGTCAAAGAGCTTCTTGATCGAGGCTATCGTTCTCGTAACCTTAACCAGAGGCTTCATTCCTTCTCTTTCTTCCTTCACCTTATTGCGGGTTTCAGAACCAACGATGAAGCCGAAGCTCATCTTGGTGGTATATCCACCATCAATCTCTTCGTAGAGCTGACGGCCGAGGGTAGTCCCTCCGAGTTCTGCTTCCATCTCAGGGATTGAAAAATCAAGAGCAAGTGTCTCGTTTGAAGTACGAGCAAACACTCTCCCCTGATGGTCATACTGCATAATGACATCGGAAGTGTCACAATCATCGAATGCGTGGCTGTCAACGACTTCCCACATTTCATACTCAAGATCTTCATCCTCGAAGCCGTAAAGACGATACGGGCTGTCATAGGTCGTGAACTGACCTCTGACGATCATCTTGTTCTCATCGTCTCCTGCTTTCCGAATCTCAAAGTTTTGGAGATTTCTATACTCTCTATCACTCTTCACCGGCATTGCTTTCATCCTCCTGTGCTTTAGGTTTGACCAACACGTCTCCCGTGTTGGCATCGATCATGTAGTATTCGCCTCTGACTGTTACGCGCTGGCCGAGTCCGTTCGGGAGCGCAGGATAGTTCAGAAGCTCTCTGGCTTCGTCTATCATCAAGAATCCACGGTCACCAAGATCGCGGATCATGTTCGTCTTGTCGCCCTGGCTCATGTACTGGAGCCTGTTCGCCACAGCAAGGACCTTCGCACCGTCATCGATCTCCTTCGGAGAGAACGTCATCTTTGTCAGGACTTCCGAAAGCTGAATGGAGAACGGTTCGATCTCCGAGTTGAAGAACGAGTCCAGAACCTCGGAGGTCGCCGAGGAATTGATGATCGCCTCGTTAACTCCGAAATAACTGAAGATGTTGTCCTGAATGAGTTTCGTCGTTGTCGCATCCATGACGTAGTTCTTCGGTGTCAGCTCGTGCACGTCTTCCCAGACATTCGGGAATACCAGGACACCATGAGCATCGGCATCCGGTCCGAAGTTCTTATCGTTGAACTCTTTCCTTGCCTTGACCAGATCGTCCGACTTTGAGAAGTTCGTGAGCTTCGCCCAGAACTTGTATGAAGCGGATGACTTGATCGCTTCGACGATGCCCTGCTTCTGTATCTCGGTAAGGTCCATAGCACCACACAGAGCCTTGAAGTTGCCCGTACCGAACAGATCAGACTCGTACTGATGCTTGACCAGGATCCCAGCCTCCGAAAGTTTGCAGGCTGCCTTCTTGTTCACTCCGAACGTGCAGACTATCCACGGCGTGCCGTCATTGGTCTGCCTCAGCTCGCAGTTTGTGGGTAATGTTGCAAAGTACCCGTTCACTCTTCCCCACTCATTGAAGATCGGAAGAATGAAGCAGTTGTTCTGAGCATCAAGGATGGTCGAGACGTGTGCCAGGAACTGGCTCCATGTCTGGAACTGGTTCGGTGCTCTCTCGAACATCTTCCTTGTTGACTCTCCTACTCCCTGCACACTGATGCCGAGCTTTGAGATGTGCTTTGCCTTGGCATAGATGGCCTTTCTTACCAGTTCGGACTCGTAGAGCCCTGTCTGACCCGTAATGAACACGGGATCATAAGCAGAGAGCAGTTGCCATCTCTGCCTCAAGGTCGCCATCTCTGTCGAGGTTAGCTTCGTGCTGTCGTTCGACTTAAAGATCTTGTCAAATAAACCCATTCGTCAGTCCTCGTTTTTCAAAAGGTCCTCAAGGACCTCGTAATGCTTTTGTCGTACGATCAAGGCGCACAATGTCGCTGCAACTCCATCGATGTGGATGAAGTCGCGGTCATCGATCTTGACTAATCGCCTGCGCTTGGTCGTTCTTTCCTGTTCCGTAGCCGAATCCAACAGATGCGCGAGCATGATGTCGTTCCGGACCACTTTCAAAGATCCCTCTCTCAATCGGTTCTCCAGCTCGTCAATGGCAGGATTCAGGTTGAACCCCTGTCTGACATCATCGAGCGGATAGCCCTTCTGACCGAGATGCTTAACCAGGTACATGGACGAGTAGTTGTCGTAACCGGTCATCCTTGGGATGATCTCGTACTCCCGGAGCAACTTGTCCATGTAGTTCTCTATGTCCTCGTATTCGATGTACCCCTGTCCCGATGGTGACAGGTACCCCTTCTGGATCATCTCCAGGTAAGGAATGTCATCTCGAGCGGATGCATCTTCTATCTTGTCGCCCGGGAGCCAGAAGTGAGGCAGGAGGTAGATCACGCCCTGCTTCTCTATCAGATGCACCACAGCCGACAAGTCTGTCGTTCGTGACAGGTCGATACCCGCCACGCAATAAGACCCTCGGAAGAACTCCAAAGGGTCTTTTATCTCCACCACTGCGTTCTGGACATCAGTTGCCCTCAGGAACGCCGTCGATGCGTTCTGCTTTACGCAGCAGTATTTAGTTAAGAACTCAGCCTTCTTGGAGAACGATGTCTCCGCAACGGCGATCTCTTCTTTCATGAAGTCAACCGAGATGGAGATACCCAGATTCGGGTTCGCCTTCTTCAGTTCTTCCAGGTCGTTCCACTTGTCCAGATCGTCGATGTGGTAAAGGAGTGGCAACAGTCGCGTCTCCTTGCTCGACCCCTTCAGGACTTTCGTCGCTCTGGAATAAAGTTCGTCATACGGACCGTTATTGATGTAGCCTGCTGTCGTTATCGACAACAGCAATGGCTCCCTCCTGGATCCCATCGAGGACTTCAGGACTTCATAGAACTTCTTCCCCTGCGTCGCAGGCCAGGCGGCCAACTCGTCGCAGATGCCAAGCGAAATATTAAAACCGTCACTCGTGTTGGCGTTGAATGCCAGCGGAGCAACGGTCGTATTGCGATCGGCGTAGTATATGTCCGACCTTCGGCGTTTGACTCGCTTCAGAAGGTCAGGTTCAAATCTCAGCATCTGGTAAAATCCGTCATAGCCGAGATTCGCTTGTGCAAGTTTCGGAGCGGTGAAATAGATCTCGCCACCATACTCTCCGGTGAAGGCTTCCATCTCGGCTGATCCTGACACGATCAGTGTCTTGCCGTTCTTCCTGCCGACACCGATAATCACTTCTCGGTACCATCTGAAGCCCTCATCATCTACGATTCCATAGATTGCGGAGATGGCTGCCTTTTGCCAAAGTTCGAGCTTGATCCTTTCGGGGGCCCACATTCCTTTGACATGGTGACAGAACCGCTCGAAGAACTCGATCGCCTTGGTCGCCTTCTCTTCATCAAGCCGATAGAGCTTCGACTTGATATTCCGATGGATCATATCGTAAGCAGCTTTGACATCTTCGTTCGCCGGAATCTTGCCGCTGTTGATAGCCCGTCGGTATTGTTCGATGTAATTCACTTAGCCAGGAACGACTGCAAGTCATCCACGGATTCCACTTCCGGCTTGGTTCCGAGTCTTGTGATCGTGTCGATCATTCCTGCTACAGTCTTGTTCAGCTGATCAGTAAAGCGAGGGAGCTCCTTGAGTATTGGATCCAGATACTGGTTGCCACCGTGTCCGTAGTCCTTCTCAACTCGCATCGCGCCCTTCTCGATCTCCTTCTTCATCATCGCGATCGTGTCGCGCTGCATCTGGAAGCTCTCGGCCTGCGCTCTGAACAGGGGGTTGTCTGCTACGCCCCACTCCTTCGCCATCTGCATGACTGCATCGAAGTCCGAAGCCGTCGCCGTCTTCTTTTTAACCGTTGTCGGCTTCTTTTTTGCTGTTGTCTTCTTGATCGGCGACTTTTTCGCCGGTGTCTTTGTCCTTTCCATTTTATAGACCTCCAAAAGTTTAGTCCGATTAAACGGACTAAAAAATGACCTGCACGACTCTGCGCAGGCGAAGAAGAC